CTGGGCGCAGCCTCCGCCACAGGCAATCGGGGCGCAGCCTCCGCCACAGGCGATCTGGGCGCAGCCTCCGCCACAGGCTATCTGGGCGCAGCCTCCGCCACAGGCAATCGGGGCGCAGCCTCCGCCACAGGCGATCGGGGCGCAGCCTCCGCCACAGGCGATCTGGGCGCAGCCTCCGCCACAGGCGATCGGGGCGCAGCCTCCGCCACAGGCGATCTGGGCGCAGCCTCCGCCACAGGCGATCTGGGCGCAGCCTCCGCCACAGGGAAAGCCGGTGTGGCGCTCGCGGCCGGCCTCGAATGCAAAGCAATGGGCGCACTCGGCTGCGCGATCTGCTGCGTCGAACGCGGCGAATGGAACGGGAAGACGTATCCGATTGTCGCGGTAAAAGCTGCAATCGTAGATGGCGAAAATATCAGAGCAGATACCTGGTACCAGCTGAAAAACGGCAAATTTGTGGAGGTGGAGTAAATGCTCGATACAATCTCCACTGTGAAGATGAGCCGCGAAGAATGGCTGGAGGAACGCAGAAAGTCCATCGGCGGGAGTGACGCGGCGGCTGTTATCGGAATGAGCCGCTTTGCAAGCCCGTACACGGTATGGATGGATAAGACTGGGCGTCTCCCGGAAAAGGAAGACACAGAGGCTATGCGGATCGGCAGAGATCTCGAAGAGTATGTTGCGAAGCGTTTTGAGGAAGCGTCCGGGAAAAAGGTGCGGCGCTGCAACTACATCATTCGGAACCCCGCGTATCCGTGGGCGCACGCAGATATTGACAGGCGAATTTCCAGCGAAAATGCAGGGCTGGAATGCAAGACAACCTCGACGCTTGACATTCGGCAGTTCAACGGTGTGGATTTCCCGGAGAAATATTATTGCCAGTGCGTGCACTATCTGGCTGTCACTGGCCTTGACCGTTGGTATTTGGCGGTTCTCGTATTCGGGCGCGGATTCTTTACATACACGCTCGAGCGCGATGAGGCGGAAATCTCCGCGCTGATGGAGGCGGAGAAGCTTTTTTGGCGGTGCGTCGAGGAAGACACCCCGCCTGCACCAGACGGTTCGGAGGCGACGACGGACGCGATCAGCACGATTTATGCCGACAGCAGCGGCGAACAGCTTGATTTGTTCGGACGCGAACAGCTGCTGGCTGAGTATATGCAGATCAAACGTCAGGCGGCTGCACTGGCGGAGCGCAGCCGCGAGATCGAAAACACGATCAAGCTCGATATGGGCACGGCAGAGCGGGCCGCCTGCAACGGCTACAACGTCTCTTGGAAGCAGCAAAACCGGCAGACGTTCCAGCCCAAAGCCTTTAAAGAGGCATACCCGGATATCGATTTGGCACCGTTCTATAAAACGGTGCAGGCCCGGCCATTCAAAATTACAGAAATGAAACAGGAGGAAGAATCATGAACAAAATCCAGCAGGCAACCGCGCAGACGGCTATGAAGGCACAGAGCGGCGGAAATCCGACAATGCAGCAGTATATCAAGCAGATGGAGGGCGAGATCAAGAAAGCGCTTCCCTCCGTTATGACGCCGGAGCGGTTCACGCGGATCACGCTTTCTGCACTTTCCACGAATCCGAAGCTGGCGCAGTGTACGCCGCAATCTTTCCTCGGCGCAATGATGACCGCCGCGCAGCTTGGCTTGGAGCCGAACACGCCGCTTGGACAGGCATATTTGATCCCGTACTGGAACGGCAAGCAGAATCGCCTTGAATGCCAGTTCCAGCTTGGCTATAAGGGCATGATCGACCTTGCATACCGCTCCGGCGAGATCCAGACGATCCAGGCGCAAGTCGGACACGCGAACGATACGCTGATTGCCGAGTATGGCACAGAATGCAGCCTGAAATTTATCCCGAAGCTGAACGGAGATCGCGGCGACCCGGTGAACGTTTGGGCGATGTTCAAGACAAAGGACGGCGGCTACGGCTTCGAGATCATGACGCTGGACGATGTTCGCGCCCATGCGCAGAAGTACAGCAAGGCATACGGCTCCGGCCCGTGGCAGACCAACTTTGAAGAGATGGCAAAGAAGACCGTTCTGAAAAAAGTTCTGAAATACGCGCCGATGAAGTCTGAATTTGTTCGGCAGATTGCGCAGGACAGCACGATCAAGACGGAGATCAGCGACGATATGTTCAGCGTTCCTACTGTTGTCGCAGATGCGGAAATGGTAGACAATATGCCTGTTGACCAGACTACAGGTGAGGTCATGGAGGGCAACGCAAATGCTGAATAAAATCGTCCTGATGGGCCGCCTGACCCGTGACCCGGAGCTTCGGCAGACGCAAAGCGGAAATTCTGTTGCATCCTTCACGCTTGCCTGCGACCGCGATTTCGCGGCGCAGGGCGCGGAGAAGGAAACGGACTTCGTGGATGTCGTCGCATGGCGCGGCACGGCTGAGTTCGTCAGCAAGTATTTCTCCAAGGGCCGGATGGCCGTCGTGTCTGGCCGTTTGCAGATCCGCAACTGGGAGGATAAAGAAGGGAATAAGCGCAAGACGGCGGAGATCGTCGCAGAAAGCGTTTATTTCGGCGACAGCAAGCGGGACGGGCAGAATGCTTCTACCGCTGCACCGGCCTCTTCGGAGTTCAAGCCGCTGCCGAGCACAACGCCGGTTCCGTTCTCTTCGCCGGATATGCCGCAGATGGAGATCGGCGACGACGACCTGCCGTTCTGAGGGCTGACGGATGGGAGATAAAAAGGAATACGTCAAGCTGTGGCTGAGTTACAGGAGCTATTTCGAGGCGTACAGTGCTGCTGAGGTGGGGCGCTTGGTGCTGGCCGCGATGGATTATCGCGAGTCGGGAGCAGAGCCAGAGTTCAGCGGGAGTGAGCGTTTCATTTGGCCTGCGATTCGACGGGACATTGACGAATCCGTAGCGGCTCAAAAAGCCATCTCCGCGTCCAGAAGCGAAGCAGGGAAGCAGGGCGGTCGGCCTGAATCAGAAAAAGCAAATGCTTCACCGGAAAGCAACGAAAAGCAAAAAAAGCAAATGCTTTCCGATGAAAGCAAAAAAAGCTATGGACAAAGGAAAAGGACAAAGGAAAAGGACATGGACAGTATTCTTTCCCCCCTTCCCCCCGCACTGCGCGAATCCGTTGAGAAATGGGTGGCGTACAAGGGCGAACGACGGGAGGAGTATAAGCCTGTCGGCCTGCAAAGCCTTGTTACGCAGATCACAAAGGCTGCGGAGGAATACGGCGAGGAAGCCATGATCGACGTGATAACCCGCTCTATGGCCGCAAATTACAAGGGGATCGTGTTTGACTGGCTGAAAGAGGCCAGCACACGCCCTGCGGCGCTCGGCCGCGCTGCAAAGCCCGGCTACGGCGTGCAGGGACACCATGACGAGCTGAACCCGCTGGAACGTGCAGCCGTGGACAGGGTGATGGGGCCGGTGTCAAAGGGCGCTGCCCGATTGCAGCAAGGCGTACAGCGCCACGGGGACGAACTTGATGCGTTCCAGCTGGAGGCGGTCGAGCGAATGCTTGCGGAAAACAAGGAGGATAAGACATGAGATTTGTTTGCGATTGCTGCCACGATCTGACGAACATCGAGGCAGACCGGATGGAGATCCAGGGCGAGAAGCTGATGGTGTACAACCGTGGGCGGCTGGTCTACGTGGCGGATTTGGGGCAGATCATGCTGGCCAAGCTTACGCCGACGGGGAAGGAAACAAAATGCTGACGCATCTGAGCCTGTTTTCCGGGATCGGCGGGCTTGATCTGGCTGCCGAGTTGGCCGGATTTACGACCGTCGGGCAATGCGAGTTTGCCGACTACCCGACGAAGGTGCTGGAAAAGCACTGGCCGGATGTGCCGCGCTGGCGGGATGTCCGGACGCTGACAAAGGAGAGCTTCTATGAGCGAACAGGATTACGAACAGTTGACGTTATTTCCGGAGGATTCCCATGCCAGCCCTTCTCCGTGGCTGGAAAGCAAAAGGGAAAAGGGGATGATCGATACCTATGGCCGGAGATGCTCCGAGTTATCACCGAGCTGCGCCCGCGTTGCGTTGTCGGTGAGAACGTTCCTGGAATCATCAAGATTGCCGCCGGGCAGGTGGTCAAGGATCTGGAGCGTGCTGGCTATCACGTCGTCGTGTTTAATTTTGAGGCTGCGGCTGTCGGAGCGTGGCACAGACGATCAAGAGTATTCTTCGTCGGAATCGCAGATGTGGCCGACACCGACGACAGTAGGCTGCACGATAGCATCAGAAAAGAGAATCAATTTGATTGCGGACGGGAAAACGACATTTGCAAGCAATCAGGGGGAGCGTGGAGGCTTATCCAATCTGCGGGAGCACGTGCTTGCGCGGACGAAAGGCTTGTGGACAACGCCCTGCGCAGCGGATGCGCAGGGATCGCACGGCGGAAACAATCACAGGAGCTTGCGGACGGACGTTTCTGGACAGCTGAACCCGATGTGGGTCGAGTGGCTCATGGGATTCCCGCCAGGGTGGACAGACTTAAATGCCTCGGAAACGCTGTAGTGCCGCAGCAGGCATACCCGATTTTTAAGGCATTGATGGAGGAGCTGGATCGATGGACTTAGAACGAACCATGGAGGACGGCGTTTTGCCGGGACAAATGGTTCTTGAAGGAATGGAGGAAGAAACCCTATGAATGAAAAAGAGATCGTGAAGGCGCTGCGGTGCTGCGCGAAGGGGCTTGGACACGACGACGCGTGCGAAAACTGCAAGGTCGGAGAAATCCAAGATCGGCGGGAATACATCGAGTTTGCGGCTGCTAACATGATCGAGCGCCTGACCGCCGAGAACGCGGCGCTGCGGGAGAAGGTGCCGCAGTGGATCAGCGTGGAGGAGAAGCTGCCAGCAGATTATATTAAGCGATACCTTATCGCTTTTAAGGACGCAGGCGGAAGCATCGTGGATGCGGCTCGGTATATTCCGGGGCTCGGTTGGGAGTGTCGCAACTGGGAGGTTCCGCAGGGTTTGATTACCGACTGGATGCCGCTGCCGGGAGCACCGGAGAAAGGAGACAAGACATGATAGCTGTTTTAATCAGCATCAGGCCAAAGTGGTGCGAAAAGATCATAAGCGGTGAGAAAACGATTGAGGTGCGCAAGACGCGACCGAAACTCATTCCGCCGTTTAAGTGCTATATCTACTGCACAAAACCGGAGGAAAAGCTACTCACCATTATGAAAGACGGCGATGAGAATTATGGAGAGACGTATCACGGCAAGCCTGTTTTCATAAAGACGGAAAAAGCGCCGACCACTGGCTTATGGGATAAGCGGCAAAAGGTTATCGGGGAATTTCTGTGCGATCAGATCATCAACATTAACGGCGCGGGAAGAATCCCGCCGGATGCTGCGCGGCCAACCTGCCTAGAGCCTGCGGAGCTGCACCAGTATCTCGGAGCTGCCACCGGCTTCGGCTGGCACATTTCCAACCTCAGAATTTACGATCACCCGCGCGATCTGTGGGAGTTTGCCGGTCTGCAGCGGGAGACAGAATTCGGCCTTGCACCCAGGCCAATCACCCGCCCGCCGCAGAGCTGGCGGTATGTGGAGGAAGAACTATGGAACGATTGACAAGTCCTAATATCAACGTAGACCCGGACACCGACCGATTTCTGCACGCCGTGATCGGCGGAAAGGAAATCGACTGGAAGCAGTGCCGGGACAGCACGCTCAACGTGCTGATCAACGGCCCAACGAGCAACGGCTTTGGCAAGGATATTTTCCGCAAGATGGCCCGCGATCTGTACGGACGGCTGAAAGCCTACGAGGACACGGGGCTTGAACCGGAAGCAGTGGAAACGGTTAAGCTTGCGCTGGCCGCAAAGCATTTGGTAGACCTCGAAACGCTCAACAATACGCCAATCAGCAGGCTTGTAGAGCTTGCCGAGGCCGACAAGGACGGGTGCGTCATTATATTGCCGTGCAAGGTGTACGAGACTGACGGGGTGAGGGTGTATGAGCACACGGTGCGCGAGGTCATCTACGAGACGGCAGGCGGCCCGGCTTTCGATAAAAATGCAATCGGGAAGAGCATATTTTTAACCCGCGAAGAAGCCGAGAGGGCTTCGCGGGAAATGGAGGGCAAGAAGGATGGCAACGAAACGAGTATGTGACCGCTGCGGGGCGGAGATAAACCCCACAAGCTCTGCGACGTATGTAAACGTACGAAGCGCGTTCCATGAGGAATCACCTGATATTGAGCTTTGCTGCTCCTGCGCGATGCAAATCAAAGAATGGCTTAAGCCGCGTGTAGAGGAGGGCAAGAAGGATGACTAAACTGAAACCATGTCCATTTTGCGGGGGAGAAGCACTTCTTGAACCGTACAGAGCAAGAAAAGGGTATGAAGCATCAATACAATGCAATCAATGCTTATGTTCTATGTCCACCATAACCTATGACGAAGAAGAAACGGCGATAGAGGACGTTGTAAAAGCGTGGAACAGGAGGGTAAATGATGACTGATTACATCAGCCGCGAGGCGGCGCTTATGAAACTAATGCAGGACGGGTGCAGCGCAAAAAACTTGCAATCCATCTCGGATATGCCCGCCGCCGACGTTGCGGAGGTGGTGCATGGAACGCCGGTGACGGAAGTGCGCAAGAAGACGATTGTGGGATACCATGAGGAGATCGGAGTTTTAGCGGAAGACTGCTCTACACTTTACCGCAGGAATATGGTGCATGTGGATATCCCGTATGACTACTGCCCGGTGTGCGGCGCAACGCTGTGCTCGCGGTGGCATAATTTCTGCGGGAAATGCGGGGCGAAGATGGATGGAGCTGCCGAATGAGCGGACTGCGGTTTGCTCGTGGGAGCGCGAAAGGAGGGAAACTGATGCAGGATTGCTGTTTGATCTGCAGGAATCTGGAATACAGAAAGAACTACGTTTATCCGTATCGGTGCTTGAAGCACAAGGCCGAACGGTTCTCGGAGAAGGAATTGGAACGGATGTACTTTTCCGGAGAGGAGTGCAAAGACTTTGAACAAAGGAGGTGGCCAGATGGGCACAATTCTGGCGATTGACCCCGGCAATATTCAATCCGGCTATGTGGTGGTCGAGCACGACGGCGAAGAAATTCGCCGCGTGCTGGAGGCCGGGAAGATCGAGAACCCGGCAGTGACTGATATGCTGGATCGGAAGCTTTATGCGAACTGCATAGACGTTGCAATCGAGATGATCGCGGGCATGGGCATGACGGTCGGACAAGAGGTGTTCGACACCTGCGTCTGGATCGGGCGATTCTGGGAAATCGCGTTGAGGTCGGGCGGATATGAGCCGAAGAGGATCTACCGCCGGGAAGAAAAGCTGGATCTGTGCGGCTCGCTATCTGCCAAAGATGCAAACATCCGGCAGGCCCTCGTTGATCGCTACGCGCCCGGCCAGCCGAATTTCGGAAAGGGCACGAAGAAAGACCCCGGCTTCTTCTACGGCTTCTCTGCGGATATGTGGGCTGCGATGGCGGTAGCTGTGACGTATTTCGACAAGTACATAAAGGGGGTAAAGCTTTGAGCAAGACGCAGCGCAAGCCACCAAGGCCGCCGATGCAGTTGACGTGCGATGCCTGCGGGAAAACGTTTATGCGCGCACCATCGAAGGACAAGGCAAAATACAATTTTTGCAGCGAAGCGTGCGCATGGACGGCACATAGGGAAGATGTGATGGGCCGGGCGGAGCGCGTGCGGATCCTGATTACATGCTCGATCCCGGTATATCCGGAAATGCGGCCTGTCTGCGGGCGGGTGTATCCTGCCGAGAAATACAAATACAGGACAAACCGAACGGGCTACGTCGTTGCGGTAAACGGCAAGCGCGTATGTGTGAGGGTGGACGAATGCAAGGAAATCTAGGGCTTACACCGGTGCAGGCTCCGTGTAAGGGCTGCGCGGACAGGCACACCGGCTGTCACACGGACTGCACCCGATACATAGCATTCCGCCGGGAGGCGGACAGATACAAGCAGGAGCAATCGAAGGACGCGGCGAGATATGCAACGACACGGGGCTGTATGCGGACGCTGCACGATGCGAACCGCGCAAAGCGCGAAGGGAGGCAACATTACTGATGAGCACGCCGCGATACGGCTGGTGGGCCTATGCGAAATGGATGATTCGCAGCTATAAGGGCGGCGGGCTGATGACGAGGGCCGAGCGCGCTGCCGTTGAGGATGCAATCGCAGAGACGGAACGGCTCGCTGACGGCGTGGAGCGGCTGCGGCTCATAGACTTGGTTCTTTGGAAGCGGACGCACACCTTACAGGGCGCTGCGATGGCGGTTTATGTGTCCGAACGCACCGCGCAGGAGTGGCACAGGCAATTTATTCGCCTTGTGGGGCAAAAAAGAGGGCTTTTATGAAAAAGTCTGCGTCCCAGAGCCAAATTTAACATTTACTATAAGGGCGTAGAGATCAACTCTACGCCCTTCTTCATCGGCACCGCAGCGTTCTGCGGAAACCTCCTCCTCCTGTTCTCGTGTTCTCCGGTGTGAATAAATATATTTATTCACACACGGAGACACGAGAACGAAAGAATGAGGTTGCTGGCCGGTGAGCGGACATGATGGGGAGGACAACATGGAGGTAAAAAACAGAAAGCTTTCCAGCATTACTGCATACGGGAAAAATGCGAAGAAGCATGACAAAACGCAAATCAACAACGTTGCGGAGAGCATCAAGCAGTACGGTTTTGTGCAGCCGATTGTGATTGACCGTGACGGCGTGATTGTAATCGGACACTGTCGCGCTATGGCGGCGAAGAAGCTGGGAATGGAAGAAGTGCCGTGCGTCTGCGTGGATGATCTCACGCCGGAACAGGTGAACGCCCTGCGGCTGGTGGATAACAAAAGCAACGAGAGTGACTGGGACTTTGACCTGCTGGCTGACGAACTGCCTGGTCTCGACCTGTCAGCGTTTGACTTTGACTGGGGCCTGCGCGACGAGCTGGACACATCCGTTGTGGAGGATAACTATGATCCGGTTCTTCCTGCGGAGCCGAAGAGCAGACTTGGCGACGTGTATCAGCTTGGAGACCATCGCCTTATGTGCGGAGATAGCACGTCTTTGACAGACGTACAGAAGCTCGTAGGGGGGGCACAAATGGATTTGCTGCTCACCGACCCTCCGTACAATGTGGACTATCAGGGTACCGCCGGGAAGATTAAGAACGACAATATGGAGGATACGGCATTTAGACGGTTCCTGACGGATGCCTTCTCCAATGCGGCGATGGTCATGAAACCAGGTGCGCCATTCTACATTTGGCACGCCGATAGCGAAGGGTATAACTTCCGTGGGGCGTGCAGAGACGCAATGCTCCGAGTAAGGCAGTGCTTGATTTGGGTAAAAAATAGCATGGTCATGGGGCGGCAGGATTACCAATGGAAGCATGAACCTTGTCTCTATGGCGAGAGCGAGATTGAAGAGAACGAGCACGAGCCGTGCTTGTATGGATGGACGGAAGGCCATAAGCATTACTTCTTCAAAAACCGAAGACAGACCACTGTTCTCAATTTTGATAAGCCGGTGAGATCGGCAGAGCATCCAACCATGAAGCCGATTAAGCTATTCGACTACCAGATGCAGTGTTCCAGCAAGCCGGGAGAGAATGTGCTTGACCTGTTTGCTGGTTCTGGCACAACGATCATGGCAGCAGAGCAGAATGGCAGACGCGCTTTCTGCATGGAGTACGATCCGAAGTATGCCGATGTAATTGTTGACCGTTGGGAGAAGTTTACGGGGAAGAAAGCGGTGTTGCTGAATGACGATTGAAGAAGCGCAGGCGATTATTGCCAAAACAAATAGCCCGTACCTAAAACGGGACATGGAAAAGTTTATCAAACGACAGCAGAGAAAGGAGGGCGCGTATGGCAAGGCCTAGAAAGGAAATAGATCAGAAACAGTTCGAGAACCTCTGCGGCCTGCAATGCACGCTTGAGGAGATCTGCGGTTGGTTTGACGTGACTGATAAAACACTGGATAGTTGGTGTAAACGCACCTATCATGCCAGTTTTTCCGAGGCATTTAAGCAAAAGCGAGGAGCGGGGAAAATTTCACTGCGGAGAAGTCAGTGGCAGCTTGCGGCAAAGAACGCGAGCATGGCTATTTGGCTGGGTAAACAGTATCTTGGCCAGCGTGACGTTGTCGAGCTTGGTTTGCCGACTGATAACGCGCAGGAGGACGCGCTGAGCGTAAGCCTGCGCGAAATGGCGGAAGGGCTGGAAAGCGATGATTAGTTCAAAGCAGCGGAAAATCATTGCTTTCCCATATTCCAAGTATGATGCGCTGATCTGCGACGGCGCTGTACGTTCCGGTAAGACCTCAATCATGATGTGGGCGTTCGTCCGCTGGGCGATGGAGAATTTCAGCGGGCAGCGCTTTGGCGTGTGTGGCCGCACAGTGGATAGCTGCACAAAGAACATTATCGTGCCGTTTACGGCGATGAGCCTTACGAAGGAGCGATATATCATCCGCTGGCGGCGCGGTGACAAGGTGATGGAAGTGCGGCGCGGAGCCGTGACGAATTACTTTGAAGTGTTCGGCGGTAAGGACGAGGCAAGCTATACACTGATCCAAGGCCGGACGCTGGCTGGTGTGCTTCTGGACGAGGTGGTGCTGATGCCACGATCGTTTGTGGAGCAGGCACTTGCACGTTGCTCTGTGGACGGTGCAAAGCTGTGGTTCTCTTGCAATCCCGGAAGCCCTCACCACTGGTTTTATGCAGACTGGATTAAACGCCGAAAAGAAAGAAATGCTCTGTATCTGCATTTTGAAATGCGAGACAACCCAGGGCTTAGTGAACGAACAATTAAACGCTATGAAAATATGTATTCCGGCGTTTTCTATGAGCGATATGTACTTGGACATTGGGTAATTGCCGAAGGGCTTGTCTACCCGATGTTTGGCGATTCCTGCATCGTGCAGGACATACCGGACACCGGAGATTACTACATTTCCATTGACTACGGCACGCACAATCCGTTTTCGGCTGGTTTGTGGTGCGTGACGAAAACAGAAGCGGTGCGCATTGGAGAGTATTATTACTGCGGGCGAGAAGAACGGAAAGAAAAAACGCCAGAAGAGTATTATTCAGAGGTAAAGCGTCTTGCGGGTGGGAGAGATATAAGATGTCTGATTGTAGACCCGTCTGCGGACGCTTTTATTGCCACCGTAAAGAAGCACCATGAGTTCAAAGTTCGTGGGGCTGTGAATGATGTACTGCCAGGCATACAGACAACGGCTGAGATGATCGCGTCCGGGAAGGTCAAAATACATGAGAGCTGCAAGGACGCCATCCGCGAATTCGGGCTTTACAGGTGGGACGAAAAAGCAGAATCTGACCGCGTCGTGAAGGAAAACGACCACGCTATGGACGAAATCAGGTACATGGTGATGACGGTCTTGAAAAAGCACTTCAAAGAACACAGATTTGTGCCGGAGCTGGCGCGGTGAGGTAAAAGATGAAAACATATCAAGATTTTTTAGAGGTCGCGGAAAAGTCTGACCGGGAACGGATGGAATTTGTTCTGTCCGCGATAAATAATCACAAAGACTCGGATTTATACAAACAGGCGGTTATTGCGAAGGAATACGACGCGCACAGGAATGTGACGATTGCTAATTTTCAAAAGCTGCTTTATACACTCAACGGGAAAGTCATTCCGGACAACTACAGTCCGAACTATAAGCTTCGGAGCAATTTCTTTGCAAATTTCATCACGCAGGAAACGCAGTATCTGCTCGGGAACGGCGTGACGCTGAAAGAAGCCGCGAACAAAGAAAAACTCGGCGCATCGTTCGACGTTCGGCTGCAGGACGCAGCGCATGCGGCCCTTGTTGGAGGCGTATCGTATGGCTTCTGGAATCTCGATCATCTTGAGGTTTTCGATGTAACAGAGTTCGTTCCGCTTCTCGATGAGGAAAACGGTGCGTTGCGCTCCGGGGTTAGATTCTGGCAGGTATCCGATACGAAGCCGCTTCGCGCAACACTCTACGAGCCGGACGGCTTTACACAGTTCATCCGCAGAAGCGGAAAAAACATGGAGATCCTAGAGGCGAAGCGCGGATATGTATCTGTTGAGGCAAGTTCCGAAGCGGACGGTACGGAAATCCTTGCATATCAAAACTATCCCGGCTTCCCGATTATTCCGCTCTACGGCAACCGCGCAAGGCAGTCAGAGCTTGTCGGCCAACGCGAGGCGATAGACTGCTACGATCTCATTAAGTCAGGCTTTGCGAATACAGTTGATGAGGCGTCGATCATTTATTGGACGATCTCAAACGCCGGCGGCATGGACGAGATCGATATGGCACGGTTCAAAGAGTCCATGCGGCGGATCGGCGTTGGGCTCGTGGACGACGACGGCGCGAAGGCAGAGGCTCATACGCTCACAATCCCAGTTGAAGCTCGGGAAGCGCTTCTTTCCAGAATCAGCGACGATCTTTACCGTGACGCGCAAATGCTTGATGTGGCAAAAGTGCAGGCGGGGCAGAAGACGGCGACGGAGATCATGGCGGCGTATCAGCCGATGGATAACAAGGTGGATCAATTTGAATACTGCGTGATCGAGTTCCTGCAGGCGTTGTTTAAGATCGTTGGTATTGATGACGAGCCATCCTTTATGCGATCCAAAATAACAAATCAGTTAGAACAGACGCAGATGGTGCTGCTTGCCGCGAGCTACCTTGACGACGAAACGATTCTGAGCAAGCTGCCGTGGCTTACGCAGGAGGAAATCGCAAACATTTTGAAGAGGAAAAGCGCGGAAGAATTAGAGCGATATTCCACGAAAGATATGGAGGAATAGACGTATGAGCAGCATGGTACAGGGCGATGCGTACAGTCTGGCCGTCACGGTCAAGAACAACGGGCAGGCTGTTGAGATCGACGATATTGAGAAGGTAGAAATGACGCTTCTGTATTTGCAGAAGTATTACCCAGGCCAGATCACATACGCGGACGGGAAATTCTATTTCCCGCTGGCGCAGGAAGAAACATTCCGCCTGCCAAAGGTCTGCCCGATGCAGATTCGCGTGAAATTCAAAAGCGGAGACGTGCTCGGATCTGAGAAAAAACAGATCGACGTATCCGCCGCGCTTTCAAAGGCGGTGTTGTAATGGGCGGCATTGAATTTGAACTCAAGAACCGCGATCCGGTTGACGTTTCCTTTAACGTTTCCGTGCGTGCTGGCGGCGGCTCCGGCGGCGGCTACAACATCGGCCCCGGCCTGAAGCTGGACGCCGAAACGAACACCCTGTCCGTCGATACGGCGGATGCCGTCGAAAAGGACAACACCAAGCCCGTAACCTCCGCCGCCGTGTATACGGAGGTCGGCAACATCAACGCGCTGCTTGCGACGATTTAAGGAGAGGATTTTATGAGCACACAAACCGAAATTACCAGACTACAGACTGCGCGGAACAAGCTGCGCACATGGCTCGTCGGCCTCGGCCTTGCCGCGAGCACGGACAAGCTCGACGCGCTGGCCGACAAGGCATCGGCCATCAAAAATCAGGGCGCGGTTGACGCCAACGTCAAGGAGGGCGAGTCCTACACCATCCCCGCGGGCTATCACAACGGCTCCGGCACGGTCAAGGGCGTCTCCGGCGGCGGCAACTACAACCTGCAGGCCAAATCCGTCACGCCGACGAAGGAGCAGCAGTCCGTCACACCAGATCAGGGCTATTACGGCCTGTCCGGCGTGACAGTCGGCGCGATCCCGGAAAACTATCAGGACGTATCCGCCACGACCGCCGCACCCGGCGACGTGCTGGCGAATAAAGTATTTATCGACGCGGACGGCGTAACGCAGGCCGGCACCATGCCGGACAACGGTGCAGTGGAGAAAGTGCTGGACGCTACGACCGGCAATCAGGAGTACACTGTCCCTGCCGGTAAGCACTCCGGCACGGGCAAGGTAGCCATCGCGCTGGAAACCAAGTCCGCCACGCCCACAGAGGCCGCGCAGGACATTACGCCCACAAAGGGCAAAGTCCTCGGCAAGGTCAAGGTAGGAGCGATCCCGGCCAAGTATAAGGACGTTTCGGGCGTGACGGCTGGAGCGGGCGACGTGCTGGACGGAAAATTCATCGTCGACGCGACTGGCGCGAAGATCGAGGGCACCATGGCCAACAACGGCGCGATTGCAAAGACCATCGACGGCCTCACGCAGACCAGCGTAGCCATCCCCGCAGGCTATACCTCCGGCGGCACAGTCAGCCTGACGGACGACATCGAAACCGCCCTCGCCGCGATTTAAGGAGGCCGACATGAGTATCCAGAGCGGGATCGATCGCATTATCACGGCAGTCGGCGCGGCGTATGACGCAGTGGAGGCCAAAGGCGGCACAGCCCCTGCGGCACAGACCATCGAAGGGCTTGCCGCAGCAGTCGGTACGATTCAGAACGGAATCGCTCTGCAGCTGATCGTAACAGTATCTGCCGGTGCGACGGTCACGGCGACGAACGGCTCAAAAACGATCAGAGGAACATCTGACAGCACCGGCGTTTGCACGCTTATCGTTCCGGAGATCGGCACATGGAGCGTATCCGCGACGCTGGACGGGAAAACATCTGACACAAAATCCGTATCTATCACGGACAGCTATGCGGTGTCGCTTAATTTTGTAGACCCGTTACTGAATAACAATACTTGGGAAACAATAAAAAATATATCCGACGCGGGACAAGGCGCGAACTATTGGAGCATCGGGGACAGAAAAGCTGTAACACTAGATGGAACGGTAGGGGCCCTGACGCTCTCTAATTACACAACGTATGCTTTCATTATCGGATTCAACCATAATGCGAGCGTTGAGGGCGCAAACCGCATCCATTTCCAACTCGCAAAAACCGCCCTATCCGGAGGTACGGACGTTGCGCTATGCGACAGCTATTACAGCAGTTACAAAAATACCGGTGTCGGATTCGTCATGAATACCGGAAACTCAAACTTGGGCGGTTGGGCATCGTCAAATATGCGAACAGGAACTTGCGGTACAAGCCTATCAAGCTACTCTAGTACGATCATTGCGGCCATCCCGGCAGCGCTCAGAGCCGTGCTGAAATCCGTGACGAAGTACACGGACAACACCGGCGGCGGAAATCCATCGGCGAACAACGTAACAGCGACGACGGATTACTTTTTCCTCCTCTCCGAGCTTGAGGTTTTCGGGAGTATTTCGAGGGCAAACCCGAACGAGGCGAGCAAGCAAGCGCAGTACGCCTATTATTCCGCCGGGAACAGCAAAATCAAGTACAAGCACAACGGAACGGCGGCAGCCGCTATTTGGTGGCTCCGTTCTCCGTCTACGACCACCTCCAACCTTTTCGTGGATGTGACCACCGGCGGGACAGTCGACTTCAACATCGCGTACTATTCCCTCGGCTTCGCGCCCGGCTTTTGCGTATGAGGGAAAAGCGCATGGAGTATATCGTGTATAAGCGGTTCCGTGGGCATGGCATCGATGGAGAATTTAATCTCCGGTACGGAACTGTGGTATCGGAGCTCGAAGGGTTCCTGTTTGCAGCGGACGGCAGGCGGATATGCGCTGCGACATCCGAAAACGGATGGGAGCATTTTAGGCAGAATACACCAGAGGGCGCGATGCGGCAGGAAATGCTTGAACGCCTTTATCGCTGGTATGAAAAAAACGGCTGCGGCGAAGACTTTACGGATGAAAAATGGCCGGGGCAGGAAAACGGCTACTGGAAAAATCGGTTGAGAACCGCAAGTACAGAGCGATTGGAGAAAATCTATCAAGAGAAATTTGGAGGGACGCCATGTATGCAGTAAAACAGGACGGCGCGTTTGCCGGGTATGCGGACAGTATTGTGCCCATTCGACTACACGGCAATGGTTGTTATGTCCCGTGCAAGGAAGATCAGTCAGAAGGATTTTGCGCTAAGATGGCTGTGACTATTACAGATAGAGAAGGAACTGAACATCAGGTGCTTTCTGACAGGGTGTTTCATCTCGCTGGTTGCACGTTGAAAGGTACAGAGCCGGATGGCAGTTATGAGGAAATGGGCGCGGCACTGCCACTCACAGATGCAGAAACCGCCGCTAAGATTCTGCTCGGGGAGGCGGACTGACATGAGCACGTATACCGAGCGGGCGCGGGCGCTGCGCCCCTATATCATCAAAAGCGCAGCCAGTCTCACCGACGCCGACGCGAGTCTCGCACCAGAGCTTTTCACCCGCCTGACCGGCTCTGGCAGCCTCGTCAAAGCCGGCACGCGCATCAACTGGGGCGGCACCATCAAGCGCGCCGCCTCCGACCTCTGGGACACGGCCCAGAACACCCCGGACGCCGCCCCGGCCCTCTGGGAGGACATCGCCTACAAACAGGGCTACAGGATCATCCCCGAGACCATCACTGCCGGCCTTGCATTCTCCAAAGGCGAAAAAGGCTGGTGGCAGGACGAGCTCTACGAATCCCTGCTCGCCGCCAACGTCTGGAACCCATCCGTTAACCCGGACGGGTGGAAGAAGATCACGGAAGAAGGTACATAGCCATGGACAGCAAGACCATCATCGTCACCCTCGTCTGTGCCGTGCTCGGCGGGGCGGATAGAAGTGTATGAGCACAAGCAACACCGCCGGGCAGAAAATGACCGACGCAGAGCTCGCAAAGCTTGAAAAGCGGATTGCTGCGATATATAGGGAAGCGTATAACGATCTGACAGATACGATCAGGGATTACTTCGGTAAATTTGCAGCGCGTGACGCGGTGGAAAAGGCGCGGCTGGACGCTGGGGAGATCTCGGAGGATCAATACAAGCTGTGGCGTGCTGCTCAGATTGGACGCGGGAAGCGGTTTGAAGCGCTAAGGGATAAAGTCGCAGAGCGAATGACGAATGCAAACGCAACCGCAATCGCCTATATCAACGACGCAACGCCGGGGATTTACAGCCTGAACAGGAACCTAGCAGCCTATATGATCGAGCAGGTGGCGGGGGACGTTGGATTCGATCTCTGGGATGAGCGGGTTGTGAAGCGCCTGATTGCCGAGCAGCCGGGCCTTATGCCATCCTACCCGGAGAAGCGAGCACTCAAACGTGGGATTGATCTTGCATACGGGAAAAAGCAGATCACGGCCAGTGTCACCAGCTCCATCTTGCAGGGCCGGAGCATCAAAGGCATGGCGGATGATCTGCAAAGCCGTATCACCACCATGAACCGCGATAGCGCAATCCGGACGGCGCGTACAGCCGTCACGGGCGCGCAGAACGCCGGACGGCTGGATTCCTATTATGCCGCTGAGAAAATGGGAATCAAGTGCAGGAAACAATGGATGGCGACGCTCGACGGAAGAACCCGCCACTCCCACGCCATGCTCGACGGCGAGATCGTGGACAACGACAAAAAGTTCTCCAACGGCTGCCGCTACCCAGGTGACCCGAACGGCCCACCGTCCGAAATCTATAACTGCCGCTGCACGCTGGTATCCGAGGTCGAAGGAATCGACACCTCCGGAGGAAAGCGCCGCGCCAGGAACCAGGCGACCGGACGGAATGAGCTGATCGAGAACATGAGCTATGCCGAATGGGCAGGGTGGAAAAAGAAAAATGGACGTTAAATTTATCGACAACTCAGAGGAAATCAAGGACAATATGAAAAACGTGCTGCTTCGTGCGCTTGAAAAGATCGGCATGACGGCGGAAAAGTACGCGAAGCGGCTATGCCCGGTTGATACCGGAAACCTACGCAACAGCATCACGCACCGCGTAGACCAGGAAGAACCGGCGGTATATGTCGGAAGTGATTCTGAATATGCTGCCTATGTGGAGCTCGGGACGGGCAAGCATTATCCGGGCGGGAGACCTACGCCGTGGGCGTATCAGGACGCAAAGGGCAACTGGCACTGGACGGCGGGAAATAAAGCACAGCCGTATTTGAAGCCAGCGGCGGCGAACTATGCGGCGCAGTACCGGCAAATTGTCGAAGATGAGATGAAAAACGGATAAAGATTGCGTCCCAGAGCCATAAATATACGGTATAAGTGTGGTAACAGCAAAGAAATGACTGTTGCCACATTTTTTGTTCTGTCGCGGCAAAGCACCGCCGACAAGGGAAAGGAAGATAGAACATGGCACTGACGCGCAAGCTCCTGAAGGGCATGGGGCTGACAGAAGAGCAGATGGATACGATCATTGAGGCGCACACCGATACCGTAGACGGGCTAAAAAGCGACCTTGCACGGTATAAGGCAGACGCCGAAAAGCTCCCCGGAGTGCAGGCGGAGCTTGAAAACCTGAAAGCCAAAGGCGACGATGGCTGGAAGGATAAGCACGACAAGGTCAAAAAGGAATTTGACGACTACAAAAGAGAGCAGATGCAGAAGGAAACCAAGAGCGCGAAAGAATCCGCGTATCGGGAACTTTTGAAGTCTGCGGGTATCAGCGAAAAACGAATTGATTCGGTTTTGAAGGTCACCGATCTGACCAGCGTTGAACTGGAAGACGGCAAGATCAAGAACGCCGACGAGCTGCGCAAATCCATCAAGGAAGAGTGGGCGGACTTCGTTGTTACCACCAAGCAGAAGGGCGCGGACACCAAAGATCCGCCCGCAAACAACGGCGGCGCTATGAGCCGGGACGACATCTTCAAAATCAGGGACGCGTCTGAACGGCAGGCAGCAATCGCCGCCAACCTTAATTTGTTCGGAAAGGAAGAATAAACATGGGAGCAAAGACCAATCTGACGATGACGAGCGACGTTCAGGTAACCGCTCGTGAAATCGATTTTGTAACCCGCTTTGCGCGGAACTGGCAGCACCTGCGCGACATTCTCGGCATTATGCGCCCCATCAAAAAGCAGCCGGGCACCGTCCTGAAATCCAAGACCGCAAGCGTGACGCTCGCGCAGAGCGTCGGCGAGGGTGAAGAGATTCCCTACTCCAAAGCGACTGTCATTGAAAAGGACTACGCCAACATCAACGTCGAGAAGTACGCAAAGGCTGTTTCCATCGAGGCGATCAAGGAATACGGCTATGACGTTGCCGTCGCCCTGACCGACGAGGCGTTCCTGTATGAGCTGCAGACCAATGTCACCAATCGGTTCTACGATTATCTGAATACCGGCCTGCTGACCGTCAGCGAAACCAACTGGCAGCGCGCGCTTGCAATGGCGAAGGGCGCTGTTATCAACAAGTTCAAGCAGATGCACCGCACCGCGACCAACGTTGTTGGCTTCGTGAACGTGATGGATCTGTACGATTACCTCGGCGGCGCCGATATCACCATCCAGACTGAATTCGGCTTCCAGTACATCAAGAACTTCATGGGCTATAGCACCGTGTTCCTGCTGTCTGACGATGAGATCAAACGCGGTCGTGTTATTGCGACTCCGGTCGAGAACATTGTCCTGTACTACATTGACCCAGCTGACAGCGATTTCGCCCGTGCCGGTCTCGACTACAGAACCGACGGAGAAACCAACCTTGTCGGTTTCCATGTGCAGGGCAACTACTCCACTGCGGTCTCCGAGTCCTTTGCGATCATGGGCATGACCCTGTTCGCGGAGTATCAGGACGGCATTGCCGTTGCTGACATTGACGAGACCCCGACGCTCGGCACGCTGACGGTTACCTCTGCGGCGGGCACGGCGACAGGTGACACGAAGATCACGGTAACGCCCGCGAAGGAAGCAAGCGGCAACGTCTACAAGTACAAGGTAGGCGATTCGGCTGAGACTGTCACCTACGGCCAGAACGTCAGAACGTGGCCGACGTGGGACGGCAAGTCCGATGTCACGGCAGCGACGGGCAAGAAGATCACAGTCGTTGAGGCTGACGCGACTTACAAAGCGCAGAAGGCTGGCAACGCAACGGTAACGGCAAAGTAAGGAGGCGGCAGCGCAATGCTAACCGAATTGTGCGGGGTTCTGCGGAACTGGTTTGAAACGGATCGGATCAGCGGAACGTACACAGTAGAAAACGGCAGCATTGCGCTGCCGTTCCTGCAAGAAGGGCAATTCTTCCGGATTGTAGGTTCCGTTTTTAATGACGGTGTGCACCAATACCCGGATTACGGGATGGCCGACGAGACCTTTGATGGCTCTGTCTGGCCGATGGCCGTCCCGTCCGCTGTCCTCGCCCTCGAAGCTGAGATCAGAGCATGGCAGGAGAAAAACGGGGACGCGGCAGCAAGCCCGTTTACCTCGGAAAGCTTCGGAGGCTATAGCTACTCGAAGGGATCGAGCGGAAGTGCCTCCGCGAATGGGGCTGTGACATGGCAGACGACGTTCAAATCGCGCATGAACCAGTGGAGGAAGATCTGATATGAGTTTACTTGATGATTTTGCCCGCCCGTGCGTGCTGCTCGAAAAAAGCCGGACGCCGGACGGAGCGGGCGGTTACGTCACGATATGGACGGACGGGGCGGAATTCGCAAATTACCAGATGCTCGATACGTCCATGGAGGCTCGCAGAGCGGAGAAGGAGGGCGTGACAAGCGTTTACTCGGTGCTTGTGCAAAAAGCCGTACCAATCGATTATAACGACTTCTTCCGCGACAAGACGACCGGCGAGACGTACCGCGTCACGTCCGAGCCAAAGGACAAGCAAACACCGAAGTCCGCAAGCTTCGATCTGAAATACTTCACTGCAGAAAAGAAAGCGCTGCCAACATGACGAAAGACAAAGCATTGCATGCGTGGTTCTCGCAATTTCTCACGGCATACCCCACATCAAGTGTCCCGGACGATGCCGTTTTTCCGTGGCTGACCTATGAGCTGATTACTGGCGCGTGGGACAGCGGGGAAATCGGCCTGACGGTGAATCTCTGGTACTACACAACGCAGGAAGCAGAACCAAACGCGAAAGCGCAGGAAATCTCGGACGCTATCGGCTTGGGCGGCGTGTTTGTGCCGTGTGACGACGGCGCAATCTGGATCAAGCGCGGATCTCCGTGGTGCCAGAACGTCCGGGACGATTCTGATGCAAATATCAAGCGGCGGTATTTGAACGTCACAATCGAATACATTACCGCGAACTGAAAGGACTGATTTCATGGCGAAATTTACAAAAATTCCGGCGGATACGTTTAAGCAGCTGCAAATCAATGCTGGCGTTATTTTGAGCGAATTTACGCCTGCAACCGGAACGTTTGAACCGGAGAACCAGATCGGCGCAACTACCGGAGGCATTACATTTTCCGCGACACCGACGTATTCTGACTACGGCTCGGATGTGGACAACTGCCCAAAGAACACAATGGAAATGAAGCGGATGGACGATGTCGAAGTGAAACTTTCCGGTACATATGTAACGGCTACGACTACCTCCGCGAAATCTCTTATGGCGGCGGCTGACATCGACGGCACAGATACGACGAAGGTTGTTCCTCGGCGCGATCTTTCGCCGACTGACTTTGCGGACATCTGGCTTGTGGGTGATTATTCCGATAAGAACGGTGCGACAAACGGTGGTTTCATTGCTATTCGTCTTATGAACGCGCTATCGACCGGCGGATTCCAGCTGAAAACCGCCGACAAGGGCAAGGGACAGATGGCGTTTGAGTACACGGCGCACTATTCGATGTCGAAGCAGGACGTTGTGCCGTATGAGGTTTATATCAAAGCCGGTACGGCCGAAACGTAAGGAGAAGAAAGTATGAAATTTTCGGAACTTAGCACGGATAGGGCAGCTGATGTTCTTTGCGAGGTCAGCGTGTACGCGCTCAATATTCTGACGGATGATGAGCTGCGGGAGAGTCTGAAAGCACAGATCGACGCGGAGAAGCCACAGACGGCGGGAGAACGGTACGCGATCGGTGCGCAGAAGATCGGTCAGTGGATTCCCCTGATTCTGAAAAAGCACCGGGAAGATACGCTTGGTATTCTGGCTGCGGTCAACGAAACGACTGTTGAGGCGGTCAAAAAGCAGAGCGTCCTAAAAACCATGTGGCAGATTCAGGAGATCGTCAAGGATAAGGATATGCAGAATTTTTTCAAATCGTGCGCGTCGGAGGCGAAAGCGTAACGCTTGCGCTTCTGGCGGCTCCAAAGATAAGCGCGGGAGGGCTGATTCGCCTTTTGCCGATTTTGGTAAAGCGGCAGCAGGAAGAATCAGCCTTCCGTATTTATACGGCGGAGTGTTTGCGCACAATGACGGAAAACACAGCGAAATTCGCGGGCGGCAGCTTTGTGCAGGCAAAATATTCCGATCTGATAGACCCGAAGCCGCAGGACAACCGAACCTGCGAAGAGATCACCGCCGAGGTTGTTAAGCGGTGCGGATTGGTGGTGAAGCATGAATCTATTTGAACTTTTTGTAAAAATCGGCGCGGACACGTCTGAAGCGGACAAGGGCATCGACGAAACCGGGAAGAAAACATCCGGCCTCGGCGAGAAGATTAAAAACGGCCTTGCCACTGTCGGCAAGGCTGCGGTAGTCGGCGTGACGGCAGCGGCGACGGCAATCGGCACGATTGGAACAAAGGCAATCCAAGCATATGCGGACTACGAGCAGCTTGTCGGCGGCGTAGAGACGCTTTTTAAGGATAGCCAAGATAAAGTTATGGAGTACGCAAACAACGCGTACAAAACCGCTGGGCTGTCTGCGAATGAGTACATGGAGACGGTGACAAGCTTTTCTGCATCCCTGCTGCAGTCTCTCGATGGGGATACCAGTGCAGCGGCAGAAAAAGCAAACCTGGCGCTGACTGATATGTCCGACAACGCGAACAAAATGGGCACGGACATGACATCAATCCAGAACGCATATCAGGGGTTCGCAAAAGCAAATTACACCATGCTCGATAACCTGAAGCTCGGCTACGGCGGTACGCAGGCCGAAATGCAGCGGCTGCTTGAAGACGCGGAGAAAATCTCCGGCATCAAGTACGACATTTCCAGCTATGCGGATATCGTGGACGCGATCCATGTCGTGCAGACCGAAATGGGCATCACCGGCACGACCGCAAAAGAAGCCGCGTCCACGATTCAAGGATCTTTCGGCATGGTAAAAGCCGCATTGAAGAACCTTGTGACCGGCCTTGCAGACCCGGATCAGGACTTGGGAACCCTCGTGGGAAACTTCACGGATTCCATTGTTGTTGCGGGCAATAACCTGATTCCGCGCATTCAGGAGCTTTTGCCGCGCATTGTGGAGGCAATTTCCACGCTGCTGGGAACCGTAAGCTCGCAACTGCCGGGCATACTTGGCTCTGTCCTGCCCTCGCTTATAGAAGGCGCGGCAAGCCTAATTACCGGACTTATGTCCGCGCTCCCGGAGATCCTTACGGTGCTTGGCGACATCGCGCCGACAGCCATTGGGATTCTCGTTCCGGCCATAGTCGAGCTTCTGCCGGAAATCATTCAAACCGGTATAGATGTTGTTATCTCTCTGGTACAAGGCATTACGGAGACGCTTCCGGAATTGATCCCGGCGGCAACGGAAGCAATCATCAAAATCGCTGAAACGCTGACCGACCCTGGCAATCTCGGGAATTTGGTAGATGCGGCGCTTGAGATCATCCTCGCTCTGGCGGACGGAATCATTGACGCCGTCCCGAGGCTGCTTGAGGTTGCGCCCAAGCTTATCACAAATCTCATCACCGCGCTTATTGAAAACTTCCCCAAAATCATTGAATCCGGCGCAAAACTTGTTATGTCGCTGATCGATGGCCTGATTAAATCCATTCCGCAGCTTACTGCGGCTGTGCCAAAACTCATTATCGGGATTGTACAGGGGATTCTTAACAATCTTCCGCAAATCATCATGTCCGGCCCGAAAATCATCATGGCGCTTATTGAGGGCCTTATTAGCGCAATTCCGGATCTTGTCATGTCGATCCCAACGATAATCAAATCGATTGTAGATACGTTCCTCGGATACGATTGGGGCAGCATCGGAACAAATATCGTTGACGGTATCAAAAACGGATTTCTGCATATGTGGGAGAGCCTAAAGCGGACGGTAAGCGATATGGTCAATGGCCTTGTGAGCGGTGTCAAGAGCATCCTCGGTATTGCGTCCCCGTCTAAAGTCTTCGCCGGAATCGGCGGCTACATGGCAGAAGGACTTGGGCAGGGATTCAGCCGCGAAATGACCGGCGTTCGGAAGGATATCGAGGATCAAATGACTTTCGGCACAACGTCCTTCTCTGTGTCCGGCGCGGCAAAGTCCTCTGTCGGCGTCGTGAACGGTCTGCTTGCCAACAACCAGCCCGGAACGCCAATGCAGATCAACCTTGTACTCGACGGACAGACGATAGCAAGAGCAATATTCGATCCGCTGCGGGGCGAGATCGTACAAAGGGGTGTATCGCTTGCGTAGGATTAAAATCACGGACGGAACAAGCACGGTCACGCTTCTGCGCGATCTCGTGTTCACGATTCAGCCGAAGGATATCGGCGCAACCGCGACAATGGCATCTGGAAAGACGGTTATGGATATCATCGGGGTAAAAAATGAATTGAAAATCCCGACGGGATGGCTTTCTGTCGCCGATCTCCGAAAACTCCGCAGCATGATCAACACGAAACATGTGTTGAGCGTAACATACCCGGATGTAGACGGCGACAAAACAAGGGATTTCCTTTTTGAACAGCCGGAATACAAGGCGATCATCTACGATGAGGACGGCGTATCGCAGTGGTGCGGCGTCACGATCTCCGCGACACAGCAAGGGGTGGATTGATGCAGAAGGTATCGAGCAATTACGCACCGTTTACACCGGTGCGTGAGGTCGGCATGCTTGTCCGGTTTTACATTGTTGACCCGTCGGCAAAGAAGAACGGTACGGCCTCTGCATCTGATTCGGCACCAGGCACAAGCGCCGCCGAAACGATCAGCGACAGAGAAACCATATCCGGGAAGTTTGCTGGGCTTGAATTGAACCGGTGGGTTCTGGATGGGACAATCGATATTCCGAACGATAGCTTTGACGGGCAGCATGTAGGCTGGTGGAGCGGAGTAGTATCAAACGAGAGCGCCGAAATGGCAAGCATAATTACGTTTGAATTCTCCGCTCCGGTATCCACGATTGGTTGGGCGATGCTGTTTGATGAAAAAATGAACCAATACCCGGCGCAGATCACAATTACCGCATATGCGAGCGACGGAGCGGCGGTCGCAACCGGAACAAAGATGATCACGCAGGCGCGGCAGAACATCAGCATGACTGCCGCAAATTACACAAAGCTGACGATTCGATTTGACAAGACGCTCCTGCCAAAGACACGCGCCCGGCTGCGGCAGATCGATTTCGGCCTGACGGAAACCTACGAAAACGACACAATGGCCGACGTGAAGATCATAGAGGAAGCATCCGTTTCCTGCGAATCGTTCCCGTCCCGGCAGATTTCCTTTACATTCGACAACGCGGATCATCGGTACAACATTCTGAACCCGGACGGCGTTTTCTCCGTGGTTCAGGATGGCCAGAAATTGCTTGCCAGATGCATTGTAAACGGAGAGAGCATAGACGTTGGCGAGTTCTTTTTTACGTCCGTTACAGCGCGCGATTCCGGCGTTACGGCACAGCTTGTCGGAAACGATATGGCTGCGACACTCGATCGCGCAACCTATGAGGCCGGAAACGCTACCGCGTGCAAGCTCCGGACTGTAGTTGCGTCCGTACTGGAAGGATACGACGTCACTGTGATCTACGGCGGCGGCGCAGACGAAAGAACGGTAGTCCCTGCAATCCCTCGGAAGACGACGAGACGCGAGGCGATCCGGATTCTGGCACAGGCCGCAATGTGCTCCGCGTGGTTTGATCGATCCGGAAACCTGCACATCGCGGAACTTTCAGCAGGTGCAGTATTGGGAGAAATAACGCCGGATGAGCTTTATAACTATGACGGTGTGTCCATATCGGAAGCGGTTGATTGCGTAGAGCTGCACGTTAAGAGCGACTACGCGAATATCGATACGACAATCACCGCCGGGAGCGGCAAAAACATCAAGAGCGTAAATAACCCGTGTGTAGCGCCTGCAAACTATCAGAGTGTGGCCGCGTGGCTGCTTGCGCAGTATAATCGCCGAAAGATCTACAGCGTGAAAAACCGGGGCAATCCGGCGCTCGAAACCGGTGACACCATCAAAATCTCCGACGCATTCGCACAAAACGAAAATGCTGTGCAGACCGGTATGGAACTGACGTTCAGCGGAGGCGGAATTTATGCCGTAACGAAAGGAGTTGGCGCATGAGTACCATCATTGACACCCTCGTCACCGACCGGACGCAGGCGGACGTGGAGCGAGTGCGGGAGCTGGCGGCGAAGGGGTTCGCGGCCATGACCGCAGCCGAGCGGGCGGAATGGCTGACCGGGATGAAGGGCGCATATAACGCAAGCGACATGAATCGCGTGGGAACCGCCCTGAACTATCTGGCGGGCCGCCTCGGCGCGATCTGCGGCAAGAGTATCGCATGGCCTGCAAAAACCGATTGGGCCGTAACGGACATTATAACGGCCTCACGGGCCGAGGCATACCGCAAGCAGGTGCAGTCCATCCGGGGCGCACTGGCATACCCCGAAGGAACACCGGACGCGCCCGGCCTCGACCGGCTGACCTATACCGGCGCAAACGATATCGAGCGCATTCTTGCGCTCTGCGAGGAACTGATCGATAACATCACAAAGGCGTTCCGCTACACCGGCGCTGCGGAATGCGCGACAGGAGGCTTGATATGAAAGATCGTCAACCTACTAAAGTTCTTACAAACGGTGCTATTCGATATGGCATCTACAATTCCGACGGTAGTCTTGATCACTACGAGTACATGAAACGTATGGACGAGCCAACAGTTGAGGGTACGCCTCTCAATAAAGCAAATCTTCTGTCCGATGCCACTGCCGCCAAGCTCTGGCCGAACGCAACCACGAGGCCGGAGGACCCGACAGTCAACGACGCGCTCGGCAAGCTTTCGGAGGGCACGGCCAAAGTCGGCGACATCGCTATCACCGCCCGCACAGACCTCTCCGATGCGTGGCTCCCGTGCGACGGGCGCACCGTGTTGCAAGAACAGTATCCGGAACTTTTCTCTGTCCTTCGCAGTTCTGCAGCGCCTCTGCCATGGACACTGAAAACGGCAAGTATAAACCCGACCGCCATGTGGTTCTTGAATGGGGAATGGGTCGCAATGTCCGGCAATAAACTTTATACTTCCGCTGATTTGGAAACGTGGACGCAGCGAACATCCATTCCTTCAGGGCTTACGATGGTAGACGCAGTGCTGGAATACGCGAACGGCTTTTACTACACCATTTTGGATAGCGATTCAGTCGCAACCACAGGAATATACAGAACATCGAGCCTTGATACAAAATTTACGCTGTACGCAAGCGGGAGTTTACCGCCTACGCAAACCAAAGGAGATCGTGGGCTGTTTATTACGCCGAACTTTTTGTATATCTATGCCGTGGGTACAAAATACACCGGCTACGATGGTCACGATCATGAATATATAAGCTGCTCATATGTGAACCCAGCAACGCAGACGATTGTGGCGATAGAAGACATCGACGGTGTCTTTTTTTACAATCAAGAGCAAGGACGCTTTTACAAGCTGGAGTTATCAAAAACGAGCAACAGCCTGACAACAGCAACGGCGGAAACTCTGATCAATCCGACATGGGAGACGGTAAGTACCGTATCGCTTGCGACTCTCTCTCCATCCTTTAACGAACCGCCAGGTTACACAACGCATGATCTGATGTCCGCATATCATTGCGGAACGACAATCATTGCATTCTTCGGGCTTACAGAGATAAGCATCGTTGCCGGTACTTTTACCGAGTATACCGGATATATGGTGTACAGGTACTCGACGGACAACGGAACAACATGGAGCAACGGGAAAATTATCTCTTATGAATCTGGCAAGCGAGGGCTCCCAGCATACAGCGGTGGAAAATACAAAGGCGGGCTGCTTGTGACAGCCGGTGACGTGACAGCGACAAAGAATGGTACAAGCGCGGTAAATATTATTGCAATCAGCGACCCCGCAGCTGGGCAAGCCTATAGCGATGTACTAAAGGATGGTATACCAGACATTGCTCTATCGCTGGACGGAAGAGCGGCATATAGTTCAAGCAACGGCATTGCATATTGTGATTATAGCGTTAGCGGAAAGACGATTCCCATTATTGGCATGAGTACCCGTTGTAAAGCCTATATCAAGGCACTGGAGGAATAATTATGCAAGATAGAGTAGGCAGCATAGACCTAGCTAACGGAGCTATCCGGTATGTAGGCTACAATGCCTACAAAGTTGTATTGCGTGGCGTATGGCTTAAACTAGAGGACGAGCCACTGCAGATAGAAACTCCGCTCACAGCAGGAAATCTGCTGACCGCACAAACCGCAGCGAAGATCTGGCGAGCGGGCGACGCACCGGCGAACCCGATGGTAAACGGCGCGCTCGAAAAACTGTCGGAACCGAACTACCGCGTCGGCGATACCCTCACAACCGTCCGCGTGCTCTCTGCCCCGTGGCACGCGTGCGATGGCTCAACCTTCGATCAGACTGCATACCCGGCCCTCTACGCAGCCCTCGGCGGCACGACGCTTCCGACGATCAGCTATTCCAGCGATACCACCACCTACATCAAAACGGCGGACGATTAGCCCGGCAAATAAAAGAGAAAGGTACGGAAAAATGGACAGCAAAACCATCATCGTCACCCTCGTCTGCGCCGTGCTCGGCTCGTCCGCGCTGACGGCGGTCGTCAACGCCGTCGTCAGCGCGATACAGAAAAAGCGCGGCAAGGCCACGACGCAGGATACGCATCTCGCCGAGATCGACAAAAAGCTCGGCAAGATGCAGACGCATCAGGACGAGCAGTATCTCGCAATTCTCCGTCTGACCATCATGTCAGAGGAAATGCCAATGGCCGAGCGTCTGATTGCCGGAGAGAAGTATAAAAAGATGGGCGGGAACGGCGACGTGAAAAAGTTCCTGCACCAGCTGGAGGCGCAGTGCGGACATAGCAATGGAGTTTAGCAAGAAGTGGCTGATATGCAGCGCGCTCGCCAGTCTCGCGCTCATCATCGCCTGCGCGGCAGGCGCAGACCTGACGGAGATCACGCTTGCGGTGCTGGCCGAAACAACGGCCTCCAGCGGCTTTTACCTTTGGAAAGCCAAAAATGAGAACCGCGCGAAGTACGCGCAAAAGTACATGGATAAATGGGCCGAGAAATACGGCCCGGAAGCGGCAGCACGCATCGCAGAGATCGTGCTGAAGGATTGAAAGGAGCATACATATGGACTACACACAGATCATCTCGGCAGTGATCGCGCTCATCAGCGCGCTCGTTTCGGCATTTTTGATCCCGTGGCTCAAAACCAAGATCGACGCGGACAAGCTGCAAACGCTCCGCACTTACGTTGAGATCGGCGTAAAGGCGGCGGAACAGCTGTACGCCGCGACGGACGGCGCGGCGAAAAAGGCGTATGTTGTGAACTTCCTCGCCGAGAAGGGCATTCAATTTGATGTGGAAACGATCGATAAGCTGATCGAGGCCGCCGTGCTGCAGCTGCACCACGAGTTGTACGGGAGTGAGCGGGCATGAGTATCAAAATTGGGCAGGCCAGCCTTGGAGAAACCGGAGGACGCAACCAGCAGCCCGGCAACCAGACCGGGAGGGAGCTGAATACCTCCAGCTGGTACAATGGCCGCTGGCTCGGCGTCCTGCGCTACAAGAGCCGCAAAAAGGCCGAGCGGGCCGCGCAGACGTGCGAGGCGGCAATTATGAACAGAAACATCGGCTACGACATGGCCGGCCGGAACACGGCATATGAGGCCGCCAGAGCTGTCGGATGGGACGTGAGCAGGATCGCAAAGCCCGTGGAGACGGACTGCTCCGCGCTCATGATGCTCTGCGCCGTGGCCGCAGGCTGCGCGTCGGTCGAAGCTCTCTACCGTCGGCAGGGGAATTCTTGCACCACCTACTGTATGCTGCACGATTGGCCAGCGACGGGAGACTTCGAGCTGCTGACCGGCAGCAAGTATCTGACGACGGACGCCAATCTCCTGCGCGGCGACGTACTGGTAAGCTCGGGCCATACCGTGATGGCCCTCGAAGATGGAAAAAATGCAGAGGAGGAAACCGAAATGGTAGAAAAGAGCAAGATCATCGTGGACGGCAAGGAAGTCGCCGTTGAGCGCATCCTGAAGAACGGCACGAATTACATCAAAGTGCGCGATCTGGCCGCTGCGCTGGATCTCGAAGTCGGCAACAAGGGCAATATCGCCGTGCTGAAGCACAAGGAAAAGTAAGGAGGCGGAGCGTATGTCGCCGCAGGCGCGGGCCAAGCTGCCGCCAGAGCTGGGCCGCCTGACACGCAAGGATATGGAGGCCGTGATCTATCAGGCCAATCTTGGCCGGGAAAACGAGAAGATCGCGCAGCTTTACTTCGTGGACAAGCTCCCGCAAGTGGACGTTGCAACAGAATTGTATCTTGGCCGCGCCACGGTACAGCGACGCCTGCCGGAGATCATGGCGCGGATGAAGGCTGCGTCCGGCAGTCTTCCAAACTGAGCGGAAATGATGCACAAGTGATACGCAGCTGAGGCACATCAAAACGCAAAAAAGCCCATACTGGACACATCAAAGGAGTGTTCGGTATGGGCTTTTCTTATTTCAATCCAAATCCCGCCGGGCAGAAGGTCGGGGACTGCACCGTCCGGGCTATCGCAAAGGCGACCGGGAAGAGCTGGGACGAGGTGTATATCGGCCTGTGCCTGCAGGGGCTCATCATGGGCGATCTGCCGAGCGCAAACAGCGTATGGAGCGCTTACCTCCGGCAGCAGGGCTTTACCCGGAACGTAATCCCGAACACGTGCCCGGACTGCTATACCGTCGCGGATTTCTGCGCAGATCATCCGCGCGGCGTGTATGTTCTTGCTCTGTCCAGTCATGTGGTCTGTGCGGAGAACGGAAGCTATTTCGATACATGGGACAGCGGCAATGAGATCCCGCTGTTCTACTGGGCAAAGGAGGATAAATGATGTTCGGACAACAGCCGTATGTGTATCAGCAGCCGATTTATAATCAGCCAATCGGCCAACCGATCAGTCAACCAATGCAGGAGCCAATGATGCGCCCACAGTACCAGCCCGCGCCGCAGATACCGGCCTACCAGCCGCAGCCCCAGCAGCCGCAGAATCAGTCGATCATCTGGATTCCGAACGAACAGGCTGCAAACGACTTTATCGTCGCGCCCAACAATGCCGTTACGCTTTGGGATATGAACACGCCGGTCGTGTATGTGAAAAAGGCCGATGCAAGCGGCAAGCCGACCATGACGACCTACGACCTTGTAGAGCGTGCGCAGGCCGCGCCAGCGCCCGCAGCGCCGCGAAAAGACATGAGCGAAGAATATGTGACCCGCAGAGAGTTTGAAGAGCTGGTAGCCAAGCTGACGGCCCCCAGCGTAAGACCGGCGAGAAAGACAAAGGAGGCTGAAAGCGATGGCTAACCCCCTGTTTCAGGCCCTCGGCGGCGGGCAGATGCCCGGCCAGATGGGGCAGTTTCAAAATATGGTGCAGCAATTCCGGCAGTTTCAGCAGACGTTTCAGGGCAACCCGAAAGCAGAGGTCGAAAAACTGGTACAGAGCGGGAAAATCACGCAGCAGCAGCTGAATCAAATGCAGCAAATGGCTGTGCAATTCCGGCAGCTGCTCGGATAAAATGAATCTTAATTCGTGGCCACGATTGAGATAAATTTCAAAATCTACGAAAGGAGAATTTTATGAGTCTTACTGATGGCGGCATTCAGCCGACTATGCCCGTCCAGCCTGCCAATAACTACGGCGGCGGTATGGGGATGTGGGGTGATAACTGGATCTGGATCATTGTGCTGTTTTTGTTCGGCTGGGGACGCAACGGCAACGGCTGGGGCGGCAATGGCAGCGGCGGCGTGATGGACGGTTACGTGCTGACGTCCGATTTCGCAAGTGTTGAGCGTAAACTTGACAGTATGGCAAACGGCATTTGCGATTCCACGTTTGCCCTGAACAATGCCATTACTGGCGGCTTTGCTACGACCACGCAGGCCCTCAACAGCGGTTTCCAGAACGCCGAACTTTCTCGTTGTAATCAGCAGGCCGCGCTTATGCAGCAGCTGAACAACATGGCGATGCAGGCACAGGAGTGCTGCTGCGAAAACCGCGCTGCAATCGCCCAGGTGCGCTATGACATGGCGACGCAGGCGTGCGACACCCGCAACACCGTGCAGAACACCACCCGCGACATCATCGACGCGATGAACTGCGGCTTCCGCAGCATCGACCAGCGTCTGACGGCACAGGAGCTTGCGGCGAAGGACGCGAAGATCGCCGAGCAGAACCAGCAGCTCTTCGGCTACCAGCTGGCAGCATCGCAGGCGGCGCAGAACAATTACCTTGTTTCCACGCTTCGCCCGAGCCCCAGCCCGGCCTATGTTGTCGCGAATCCGTACTGCTGCAACAGCGGTTACAACTACGGCTGCGGCAACTGCGCGTAACAACTCCACATCGTAGAGCTTTTTCGTGGCCTCACGAAAATGATCGGCCCCATTGCCGATACTCGACAGCAACGCGGCGGGGCAATCGTCCCGCCGCTAATTTTAACTGCGCCGAATTCGATACTTTTAGAAAGGAATGATTTTATGGCTGAATTTACATCATCCGGGATTCAAACTGTCGCCGCTGGGCAGAACGTCCCTCTGATCTCCACGGCGGCTTGCGGAAAGCCGTGCATCGTACATCGAGAAGGAAGCGGGCTCGTTACGCTGCGCGGGCTTACGCAGCAATGCAAGGCGAAGTTCCGCGTATCCTTTGGTGCGAATATCGCCGTCCCTACAGGCGGAACAGTAGGTGCCATTACCGCTGCGCTTGCAATCAACGGCGAACCTCTGAGCAGCGCCACAGCGATCGTAACCCCTGCGGCTGTTGAGAACTATTTCAACATCTTCGTTTCCGCATTCGTGGAAGTCCCGCGCGGCTGCTGCCTAACTGTAGCGGCGAAGAACACCAGCGCGCAGGCGATCAGTTTCGCAAATAGCAATATGATCGTCGAGCGCGTATCGTGAAAGGAGAATGCAATATGTACGATTTGAAAAACCTGCGTGAAATGCTCTGCAAAGAGCTTGACGAAATCGCCGACAAGCGCGAAATGTCTGCGGGCGATCTGGACGCGATCCAGAAGCTGACGAGCTCCATCAAGAATACCTACAAGATCGAGATGGCTGAAGACGGCAGCTATTCCCGCGATGGCGAGTGGGAGGCGGATATGCGCGGTACATATGGACGGGGCAGCTCTTACCGTGGCCGACGCCGCGACGCAATGGGCCGCTATAGCCGCACAGACGCCCGCGAGCATATGCATGCGCAGCTGGAGGATATGATGCGCGACGCGGACGACGATAAAACCCGTGACGCGATCCGCCGCTGCATGGAGCAGATCGAGCGGGCATAAGGAGGCGCGATATGCTGGATAAAGCCGAGATCCGCAAGGAGATAGCGCGGCTGGAATATGAGGAATCCAGCTATCCCAATTATGCCAAACTGGCAGATCTTTATGTGATACGCGACAAGATGCAGGAAGAGGAACGGGGCGACGGCGGTAGGTATGTGGGTTACTACTCCGGCGCTCCCGCCCCTGTGACCGCAGAACCGGCTACCGTGGGCGAGTACGGGGACAGTGAGTTTTTGCTTGCAGTAGCTGGGAAAGACCCGGCAAAGGCTTGGGCGGTCGTTGATGAACTTATGGACACATTATCGCTTGTGAACCGAAAAGTCTATGATTCTATGCTTCGGAAAATAAAGTCCATGTAGCAAAAAATAGGGGAGTCCCCTCGCATTGCGCTGAATCTGTAGCATACAATGTAGCATACGGAAAATAATTTTATGTTACAGAGCGTGTCATAACTTGATCTTTTGCTTTTTGAAAATACGCAGAAAATAGGGTGAAAAGCATAAAAAAGTACCGATTTTAGATTTAAAACATCTAAAATCGGTACTTTGGCGCGGAAGGAGAGATTTGAACTCTCGCGCGCTTTTTAGACGCCTACTCCCTTAGCAGGGGAG